TGGTGATAATGATTACTATGGAGATTTTGCTTCTACATCACGAATGAATGTTGTTGATCTCAACACAATAAGAGCCAAGGATGATACGGCCTATTTCATCGACCCGAATGCTGATCATTCAATAAGAGTTTATGGTGAGATTTCTAATTCGAGTTATGCCAATGGAAATCTGCAGCCGGGTGCTCTGAATATTGGTCGAACAGATCGTAACTATGATTTCACAGCTGGTTCTTGGGCCAGTGATATTCGATCTGGTATTCATGCCAATTTCTCCGAAACTTGGGAGATGACACTTCATGATTCTGGCGATGAAGTTAATTCTGCGTTATTCTATGATGGTACCGATGATTTGATTCTCGGCCGTGATATTGGTTGGGGCAACATGCGTATTAGTGCTCCAGGCAATTTCTATGCAGATAGATTTACCGATATCAATAACAATAATTTCTATGCTGCTCCTGCCGATGAATCACTCTTCAGAAGACTTAGTGTAACAGATACCAGTGCCGCATTATTATCAATTCGTCGAGAAGGTTCTGCTCCGGGTAACAGTCGCGCTGCTTACTTTGCAAACGAATTTGCGAACCATTCATGGGGTCAGGTTGCAGAATTCCGTGTGGAAAATACCACAGGTGGAGATCGGGCAAATATTACCTTCAGTGCCGGAAACGCTAATAATAACTGGGGTATAGGCTCTTTTGACAACAATGATTTCGGAATTCGCGAATACCATGGCTTCAGATACAATCAATGGGGCCTCAATGCAATGCGCATTGCCCAGAATACAAGAACGGCCACCTTCTATGGTACTCAATTAATTGCCCGGAATTTATATGATTATGACGATACCAACTACTATGTAGATCCGGCATCTGGCTCCAATCTTGTAAATGTCACCATTGATGGCTCAAATATTAATAATGCTCAAGAATTATTTTGGAGAACAGTAGGTACCTATGTCTACGATCCAACGAATGGCACAAGGTGGTATTGGATAAAATTATTCACAATGGGTGGTTCGAGTAATGAGGTAATTCTCGAGTACTATGCAAAAGATGATGTGAATTATTCTGGTAATGCAGTAGGCCGAATTGTTGCAAGCTCTTGGAATAATAGTTCTGTATCTGTTGATCACCATTCAATGGGTGGGCCAGAAAATAGTGTTACACCACAGGTCAGAATAGACAATAACAGAGCAGTTTGGATACGTTTATATAGCAATACATGGGATTCATTCTTCAGATGGAGATATGTTTATGCTGCTGGAAGTGGTCTGACATTAGAAGGTCCTTCATATACTAGAATCGACGGAGGCACTGGATATACTACAAGTAATCCGCCACCCAATAGTTCAAATGATATTCTACAAGGACAGGAAATAAGAACCAACCAAGGCGCATCGGCGGGCCAGAATCCTTCTAATACCAGAAATTATGTTGGTAATTTGAGTACTCGGTCTGGGGGTGATGTCAGAGCTTCTATCTTTTACGATCTTGATGATACATTTTATCGACTCGATGCCAACGGGTTATCAAGATTCTCTCGACCACAGGTCTACAGTAGACAAGATATGATTGGTGGTGCACCACTCTATTTTTATACAAGCGCAGGCGCCTTACGTGGATATATTCGTGCAACTGAAACTAATGATAGCCACTTTGAATTTGCTACATCAGGTGGAGAGGACTTCATCTTCCGTGATGGTGGATTCGGGGGAACTTGGAATCTAATCATTCGTGGTAATGGTGATGTTCTAACAAACAGATATCATGACGCACAAAGATTCCGCGATAGAAATAATACTGGTTATTATGTAGATCCAGCATCATTCTCTAACCTTAATACAGGCCTTCGTGCTACTGACATTTATGCTCGTGATTGGTTCCGCAATGATGATTCCGGCCAGGGTTTATATAACCAGGGTACAGGGCAGCATTGGTATTCTGATAATGATGATGGTTGGAACGTTGCTGGTGGATCGAGTGCAAACTGGATTCGTTTCCGTGATGAATATGCCGGCGTAATTCGTGGTTATGTATATGCAGATAACGGCAATAATATTGGCTTCTTGAATCAAGGCGGTGGATGGGCTCTTCGAACCAATAATAGTACCACTGAGATCTATGGTGAAATAAGTGCTAACCGCTTTAATGATAGAGACCATCCTGGTTATTATGTAAATCCCGGTAGTGTATCTCAGCTTAACTATGTTCTGGCTAATAACTGGTTCCGAGCTCAAGGTGGCACCGGTTTTTATTTTCAAAGCTATGGTGTGGGATTAAGGTCGCCTCACTCAGAAGGCAACCCATATGGAAACGTGGCCACATATTCTACTACCGGCCGGGGTGCGTGGAATGGATACGGACATCGTAATTCGTATACGATAATGAGCAATAATTATGGCTCATCATCTTGGTCTTACGGTCGTTATTGGGGTGTCTATAGATTAAATCCAAGTAGATGGCTTATGCTCTATGATAGGGCATCTGATCGTTTAAATCTATACGGTGGAATCAATCTTACCACTCCCTATGCATCTCGTTATTATGATGCAGATGATCCAGCATACTATGGAGATTTTGCTTCTACATCTGTTACGCGGACCATTGATAACCGTGGTGAAATCTATAACGATGGTTGGTTCCGTAATGATGTAAATGGTCGTGGTTTATATAATACTGCAAATGCAATGCATTGGTATGCTGATAATTCATCTCGTTGGAGATTATATTCTACATCATCTACTGCACAGATCTTATTCACCACTTCAGGTAATACTGCTCGCGGTTATGTTTATGCTGATACTGCTCCAAGTATTGGTTTCTTATCAAGCAGTGGAAACTGGACAATCCGATGCGTTGCTGATTCTTACATTTATATGTATCGATCATTATATGTTCCTATTATATACGATACCAGTGGTTCGACTTTCTGGAGGGTCGACGTTTCTAGTTTAATACGAACACCTCAGATTCGAACTGACACCATGTATTTTGCCAGAGATACCAGTCACGGTTATGCTGCAGCATCTGGTAGTGTTGCATCTTCCCTGCACAAAATTCGGTACATATCATTTAATAATGGATCATCCGCTTGGAATAGCTATAACTATCAAGGAATTTCATCTACTGATAGAAACGCAAACTGGGCAGATGCGATGTCTGTTAATTCATATAATGATGTCAGTATTAGGTGTGATTCTAATAATAATAACACGAATACCTATTTTAGAATCTATAATAATACAGTTTCAAATGGCGGAACGTATGCATTAAATTACCAGATGCTTGGTGGTAGTTATTTTGCTGACTTTGCTGGAGAGGTAAGAGGCAGTCGCTTTACCGATATTAATAATAGTAACTATTACTATGACCCTGCTAGTACAAGTAATGAGGCAGGAAGACAAAGAGGTGGTACATTATACGGACCTAACCCAACTTGGGGTCGCTATCTTGCTGTAGGTACAAATGGTCATTGGTCCTCTTCGTATGCATCCGTTGCAACAACTAATGGTAATCTCCACCTTGATTCTCAAGGTGGCCGTAATATGTACCTTCAATGGTATGTGGGTGGAACTGTATATAATAATAATTCTTTCCAAACTCAAATTATGTATGATAGAAATAGCACATTCTATCGATGGGATGGTCATGATACGAATATAGGGGTCCGGGTTTATAAACATCGCGCATACGTATATGACAGTATTATTGCTGGTGGAAATTCTGGCATAGCTCGATCTTCGTATCCGTATGGGTTTGGTTTCCAAGAATCCGGCGGATGGAGTTTCCCATATCCAGATATGGTATTCCAATATCATACCGGTATGAAATTCTCTGCGAACCCAAGCTATGAAGGTATGCGATTCTATAATGACTATAATAGTGGTGCTTTAAGATTCCAGATTAATGGCGGAAGTGGTTATTCGTACAAATATACATGGTTATATACAAACAGGACCTCTGGTTATTACACTAACCGGAGTTCGCAAGAGGGACGTGATTGGCACATAGAACCTGGTCGTGATGCACTCACCGCTTATGGTTCTATGAATGTGAGAGGTAATGGTCGCGGTTGGTATGGTATTAGCTGGCATCAAACCACCGGCCGAGCTCATATCATGTTCCAGAATGGTGGTGGTGGTGCTGGTGGACTTTATTGGCAATCATTTGGATGGTCTCAGTATTGGAGATGGGACAATTTTTGCCAGGGTATAGGCACTTCTGCTACCTCATCGTCTTATACAATGTATGTAAATGGTGCAATTTATGCTACAAGTAATATTGTTGCTTATTCTGATCGCCGAAAGAAAGAGAACATCATCACGATTGATGGTGCATTAGAAAAGGTTCTAAAATTACGTGGTGTATACTATACATTAAAGAACCCCGAAAAGGTAGCCGAAAAACAAAAGATTACATTAGAAGAGGCTTCAGCCAGACGATCAGGTGTAATTGCACAAGAGGTTATGGAGGTATTGCCTGAGGTTGTTACTTATGCTGAAGATCGTGATGAATATGGTGTTGATTATGGCAAGATGGCCGGCCTCTTTATTGAGGCTATAAAAGATCAACAAAATATCATAAATAATCAACAGAGTCAGATTGAAGAACTCAAAGAAATGGTGAATAGATTAATGGAGAAAATATAATGGCTTTTATTAGATCATATGAAATTGGCTCAACTGGAATGATTGTACCGGAGGCTTATTACGTCGTGTCTCATGTCGACATAGACAAAAGAATTAAGAATATCTTGCCTCCCGTAGATCCTTCTACAGATACTGGTTATACATCCAATATTGATCCTACCGATGAAGCTCAAATGATTGAAAATATGGGCCCTCCTGTTTACTGGAAAAAGGGGTATGTAGGTACAATCGCAATCGAGGTCTGGGCTTCAAAGGCTGCCAGAGAAGATGAAGATAAAGAACCAATTGGATTCATTGGAGATAGTCCAGTAAAGGGCCCGTCTATAGATGCACAAGTAGATGAAATGAGACCTGAAACCCTTGGTACCGATGGAATGGACCATTGGATTAAATTTTTTGTTGATGTCGAATCTGGCGAAAATTATCTTACCCAGGCTTATAGACATCTCAGACAGACATCCTATTTTGCAAATGCAATAGAGGATTAATAAATAATAGAAATAAACACGGAGATATTTTATGTCCTTAACAATGTCGTATAAGGTCACGGGTCTTAAAGTCCGCGATCAAGTAAACACAGAAGGTGCTTCGCTTTCAGATGCTGTAATCCAAACATACTGGGAAGCAACTGGCACTGATGAAAATGGTAACACAGGGAAATTTCCCGGCGCTACTCCCTTCACAGCAGAAAAAGTCCCAGCTGGTGAGTTCACTGCATTTAGTGATCTAACAGAAGAGACTGTATTAGGTTGGATTACTGCCTATATCGATTCAATGCCTGGTTATATGGATGATATACAATCTCGAATCATCAAAGGTATTGAAGATGAACTGAAGGTAGTTCAAGAAAAGCCATTACCTTGGGACCCAGATGCACCTCTCTTGGGCCAGCCAGTGATGGACGATGAGGATATCGAAGCCGTTGTCGATCCAGCAGACACTGATGATGCTCCCTAATGAATTATTCTTGGGTTATAGATAGCCTGGAAACCAGTGGAGAACTTAATTTTGAAGGGTATATGTTTCAAAATTCTGTTCGGGCTGTTCTTTGGAAAAGGGTATTGACTGGACCGGATGGTAGATCCGAGTCTTTTTCTGGTCGTTCATCTTTTTCTGCTATCGATAGACCCAAGAGTGATTTCATTTTATATGGTAATCTCTATGAGGACCAAATAGTTGGTTGGATAGAGAATGATGTTTTGCCTGAAGAGGTGAAAGAAATAGATCGAAAGCTTCTTGTGAAATACAACAAGGTACCGAGAGAAACAAAAAAGCTTCCTTGGTAGTCCTATATAGTATTGTGCTTTTTATTATGGAGAGTGTATGCACGAAATACAGTATGGTGGCCTGGCGTCCTGGGCCGTAAAACGAGGAGGTAGTCTACACCCAATCTTTTTGCCCCCAGAAGAGACTGCCGAGACGGGCCAAATGAACCCGTCTATCCTTATCCACAAAGGAAAAATTCTTTTTAATATCCGACAGGTGAATTACGCTCTCTATCACAGCGAAGGGAAGCGTTTTCCTCACCTATGGGGCCCCCTGCAATATATCCATCCAGAAAATGATATTAGTCTGAAGACTGATAATTATATCTGCGACCTCAACGATGACCTAGAGGTAGAGTCTTTTTGTAAGGTCAATATGAAATTTGATACCGGGGCTCCGACCTGGAATTTTATTGGCCTTGAAGATGGAAGGCTCATAGAGTGGGATGGCAGATTATTCTTATGTGGTGTTCGTAGGGATTGCTATGACGATAAGGGCACCGGTCGTATGGAGATGGCCGAGATCGAATATCGTGATGGTGAATGGCAAGAGGTATCTCGTAATCCAATTCGTGCACCCAGTGATACAACATCTCTGCTGGGCTATTGCGAAAAGAATTGGATGCCAGTTCTTGATATGCCATGGCATTTTATTAAATGGACCAATCCAACTGAATTGGTATATTACGATATTAGTACCACAAAATCTTATACGACAAAATTGGATGAAGGAAAGCGTTATCGATTCCCTCGTGATATCAGGGGAGGTACACAAGTCATTCGGTTAGATGAAAACCACAGAATGGCGATAACCCATGAGGTAGAATTAAATAAGGATGCCCATGTCAGAAAAGATGGTCTGTACCTACACCGTGTGATCATTTGGGATAACGACTGGAATATAGTCAAAGCCTCGGATGGTTTTAGTTTTATGGGGATGAATCATTTCGAAGACGACGGCTGTGATTACGGAATCGAATTTGCGGTCGGAGTCCAGATCCATAATGGCAGTATTTTGATTTCCTATGGATTGGCAGATGCGGCCACCTATCTTTTGAAAATGCCTTTGGTAGATTTTCTTGAATTTGTTGACAGGACGCAAATAGTATGTTAAGATTGACACAATTATTAAATGAGCACCTTAAAGATGTTCACGATTCAGGGTTACTCTATGAGGTAGGTAGGGAATATGATCGATTGGGTCAGTGTTCTGCAGCGATTCCCTTTTATTTAAGAGCCTGCGATAAAGAATGGGAAGATACCCTATTACAATATGCCTGCCTTTTGCGGATGGTTATTATGTACCATCGATTGGGTCGAAGAGATGCTACGGTAGAAGGGATTCTTCAAAATGCTGTGACATTGAGGCCAGATCGACCAGAGGCCTGGTATTGGTATGCAAAGACAAGTAAAGAAAAAGGTAAGTGGAAACAGACTCTAATGTATGCTTCTGTTGGTCTTCAGTGTGAAGAACCCGAGGAAGATATCGATGTGGATTATCCAGGCCATTTTGGGTTGTCTTTCTATGAGTGTATTGCTGATTGGTATGTTCGTGGTATTCAAGAATCCAAAGAAAAGACCTTTGCTCTCAAATATTGGTTCATTGGTCCGGTCAATCCTACGTATGAAAAAGAAGTTGACATGCTCCTCGGTGTACACAAATATCCTAAGAAAATAATGTATAATGGAGAGCTGAGTGGTCTGTGGAAATATGGATTCCCCGGCCTAGAATCTATCACAAAAAATTATTCTCCTCGATTGCAAGACATGATTGTCCTTACCATGTTGAACGGTAAAAGAGAAGGAACATTTTTGGAGTTGGGTACAAGGTTCGCAGATCGTAGTAATAATACGTATCTATTGGAAAAAGAGTTTGGGTGGAAGGGGTTGACAATCGAACCGGATCACCGAGTCGCGACAGAATATAAAAAGAAAAGATCTAATTATTACATATGCAAAGACCCCTTGTCAATAGATTTTGAGGATTTATTAGAAACACACAGTCTAGGCGACATCGATTATTTACAGATAAATTCAAAATATAAATCCTATCAAATTGTGATGGACAAGATACCATGGGATTTACACCGATTCAAGATAGTCTCTTTTCATATACCAGATATGAATGAGACAGATAACACTTTGTATAAAAATAAGATGAGACAGAAAGGGTATACAATGCTAGCAGGAAATATATTCTATGCTCCAGATAATGATATACATTATCATGAGGACATTTGGGTTCATTTGCCTTCAATGGATGCTGACCTCTTCAATCAAATAAAACAAAATGAAAGCGATTTTATAGTGGATAACTGGTTCGATCATGTCTATAACTGAAAAGCCTTGGGGCCACTATAAAATTCTCTATGAACAGTCACCTCAGTTTAAGGTAAAAGAGCTCGTTGTTTGGCCCAGACAATCTCTGAGCCTCCAAAGACATCGCAGTAGAAGTGAGCAATGGACTGTTGTTATGGGTTCACCAAAAGTTTTACTTGGCTCAAATCGAGATTTGCTTAAAACCATACAATTAGAAAGACATGATATGATTGATATTCCGGTAGGGCATTGGCATCAACTTCGTAACGATACAAATTACGTAGTAAAAATTTTAGAAATTCAATATGGTGAAAATTGTGACGAACACGACATCGAAAGAATAAATATAGAAAAACCATAGAGGAATAATTCAATGGCTCTAGTAATGGGCGCGACCACAGTCATTACTGATGCAGATGTTGCACAGAATATGACATACACAAACGTGCAGCCAGCGGTAACATCCGACACAGCTGTAACCGGTACAAAAAACATAGACATGGCCGGAGCGGCAATGGAATATTGGCAAATGACTGGCGCATGTACTTTCACTCCAACTGGCGGTTCCGAAGCACTCGGTAGAACAAAGGTCATTTTACTTGATACAAACACTACTGGGTTTGCACCAACATTTTCTGGCATAGAATACCCAGAAGGTGGTGGTGCTCCTAGTTGGTCTAGTTATCGTTATTGGCAGGTATATCTTATTTCGTGGAGTGCTACGACTACAAGACTCACAGCAGTAGGGTTTTCTACCTAAATGTCTTTGCCTCATACATACAATCCAGTATTTACTGCTTCGACTACTAGTCCACCAGCAGGGGGTGCTGATCAGGTGACGATTCCTTATGCTGGATGTTCTGTTTCATCAACATTTAATTCCACTGAAGCAGATATAATATTTTCAAATAATGGTACATTATCATTTACTGGTTTATCGTTTGATGAACTTTTTCCTTGGAGCAGTGCAGCGAGCTTAACTAGCATCGATAGTGCTGGTTGGTGGGAATCTAAAAGTGGTACTCTTACAGCTTCCGATTATGATATACGATTTAGTTGGAGTCCAGGCTCTTTCCAAACTGTGGTCACCAGCCCGGTAATGGTGCAAAATACTTGGTATACCCTCGGCACTAGTCGCACTGTCACATTTGGGCATAGTGAAGCGACTGCAAATCAAAGAGTTAATAGTGGTACTTTATCTGTCGACATTAGATTAAACTCTACGAGTAATGTTATTTGCTCTAAAAGTCTTACTATCGTAACTAGAATTAACGAACCGTAATAGAGAATTTTATGGCTACTATCATACCATTAACTTTTGATGATCAACCAATTCTTACAGCTCAAGGCAGTTATACTAGCCTTAATGGTGGAGATGTAGCAAGGTATATTTTTATTAATGGTTTAGCAACTGAAAGCTGTGGCTTTTCCATAGCAGGCGGTTCTAATACAACAAATAAACCCACTGGCATAACGACTTACCCGAGTGGTGGTGATTACGAAGCAATCTCTGGATCTTGGAGATGGGAAACAGATGATTTAGATGTAGTACAATCACAATGGGCATTATTTCCATACGACGATGGTTCCGCTTGGACAGATGTATATTGTTATGCTGAAGAAATTCAAGCTCCTAGATCTGATCCTCTTTTTGCTGGCAGCCAACAAAATCTCTCTTGGCTCGGCAGCAGTTCTTCTTTTGATACTTGGCTTTCACTATCAAGTGATCAACAATATACCTGGGTTTTTCAAGCAACTGGCAACCAAAATGGTGGCAATGGCAGTCCATTACATTGGTATGCTCAATTTGATATGTGGATTTATAGTGATCTTTTAGGAAGCGGCGCTCCAACAAATCCACCAGCATCACAGGGTCAGGTCACCAATTTGGGTAGAGTAGAATTAATTATTTTAAATAGTACTCCTTAAGGTATATAATATGCTAACACAAGAAGAACACCGCATTCAAACAGAAAGATTGAAGCAGCTATATATTAATTTGCAATCCGTACTAGATTCTAATGGTGGTGATACTACAGATCCGGAGTTTCTAGCAGTAAGATCGGTGATTTATAATGTTCAAAATGCCTTAAAAGAACATCAAAATGAAAAGAAAATTGCTGCTCAAGAAGCAGCCGATGCAGTTGCAAGCCGTATAGAAGAAATTAATGCTCTTCTTGCCAACACAGAAATCAATAATTCCTAGTTATAAATAGACTAAAGAAAATAGATTCGAGAGTTTCAAATGGCTCAGCCTACCACCCGAGAAGAATTCAAAGAATATATCCTACGTAAAATCGGTGCTCCTGTAATTGAAATTAATGTTGCCGAGGAACAGGTGGAAGATCGAGTAGACGAAGCAGTATCTTTCTGGCGAGACTATCACTACAGTGGTAGCCAAATGATATATCTCAAGCATCAACTTACTCAAGATAATATCGATAACGGATATATTGATTTACCTAGCACCATCCTAGGTATTTCAGGTATCTTTAATCTACAGACCAGTACTGCCACAGGCGCTGGTATGTTTAATGTTAATTATCAATTTGTATTGAACAACCTTGAAGACATCACTGGATATGAGGTCCAGAATTATTATCAATCAATGCAACACCTTGAGATGCTTCAAGAAATTTTGGTAGGCCAACAACACATTCGCTATAACAGACACGTCAATAAACTTTGGCTAGATGTCGATGCTGCCAACCTTGTTGTGGGTAACTATGTTATTGTAGAGGCATATGATGTTATCGATTCCTCAGTTTATCCAGACGTATGGGGTGATCGTTGGCTTCAAAATTATGCAGCTGTTCTGGTTCGCGAACAGTGGGGTCTCAATCTCACAAAATTCACAAATATGCAATTGGTAGGAGGAGTCGGGTTCAACGGAGAGGCTATCTTGGCTGAGGCCAGAGAAGAAAGGCAGAGAATGGAAGAAGAAGTCATTCAGAATCTGCAACCGCTCACCTATAATTTCATAGGATAACCCATGCCTACAAATCCGTATTTTCGCAATTACGACAACTTTAATGAGCAAAATCTCATTGATGATCTCGTGATTGAATCGATCAAGATGTATGGTATTGATATCATCTACATCACAAGATCCTATCAGGCAATCGATACCGTACTCAATGAAGATGATTTGAGCATCTTCGATCAGACGTTTGAATTCGAAGTATATGTCAAGACGATGGATGGTTTCGAAGGCGAAGGCGATTTCCTAAGTAAATTTGGTCTTCAAATCAATGATACAGCCACATTCACTGTAGCTAATCGTTCTTTTGAGCGATACGTTACCAAAGAGAACTATCTGAAGACAATGCCAAGGGAAGGCGATATTATCTACTTCCCATTAAATGATCAGATGTTCGAAATTAAATTTGTCGAAGATGAATCGGTATTCTTTCAGATGGGATCGTTACAGGTCTATGATATGCAATGTGAATTGATGACATATTCAAATGAAAGATTCCAGACTGGTCGCGATAACATCGACAAATACTTTAGGCATATCGATACCACATTCGAAGGTACAGCAAATACTCAAACTCTTGAGACCTTGGCAGTTCAATCTCAAGGAGCTCGTAACCTGGTATTCGAACAAGATGCTGATAATATCTTAGATTTCACAGAGACAGATCCTTTTAGTGAAGATATTACAATTCAGGATTTGGACCCATAAACCATGGCCATAGCTAATTATTTCTACAATCAGACGACCCGTAAATATGTAGCACTTTTTGGCACATATTTCAATCAGCTGCAAATTGTTCGTGTCGATAATGCAGGAAATATAATTCAGCGAATGATTGTGCCCATATCTTATGCTCCATGGCAAAAGGTATTGGCCCTGGCCACACAAAAAGATGTTAGTCCCACCACGCAAATGACACTGCCTAGAATGTCGTTTGAGATTACTGGCTATTCGTTTGATCCTTCAAGGAAAATTTCTCCCACACGAAAGATTCGAAAGACAGTCGGAGATTCGGATACTGGAGCTAGAAATTTTCATTACTCTGGTGCTCCTTACGATATAAGTTTCTCTTTGTATATCATGACAAAATACAATGAAGATGCTGTACAGTTAGTAGAACAGATCGTTCCTTTCTTCAATCCAGATCTGACACAGACTGCTAGAATAGTGCCTGGTTTAGATCCATTGGATATACCATTGATTTTAAATGATATTTCTAGTGAAGAGATTTACGAAGGGGCTTTCACAGAATCTAGGTCTATCTTGTGGACACTTAACTTTACAATGAAGGCCTGGTACTTTGGCCCTGAGCGTGAGAAGAAGGTCATTAAATTCGTTGAGGCTAATCTTGCCACAGATGTACGATCTGATGTTGACTTTGAAGAAAAACAAACACTGCAACCGGGTCTTACTGCCAATAATCAACCGACCACTGTGGTAGGAGATTCGGTTCCGTACCTAGATGTCAACTTTGATGATCCTTATGGATTTGCACAAGCAATAGAGAATTTCCCCGACCCATAACCGAGACTTTATATTATGATGAATCGACGACCTGCTTTAAACCAACAAATGAGTACTAAGGGCCTTACATATGAAATGGCCTCTGTATTCTATCACGAATTTTTTAGAAATCAAGATTATACGTGGTTTCATCGAGTAAAGCCTGGTGATGTTTGTGTTGATGTGGGGGCATGCTGTGGGATGTTCACTGCTCATGCATTAGATGAAGGGGCATCAAAGGTCTATATGGTCGAAGGCAGCAGAGAATTGCTCAAGGTCGCGATGGAAAATGTTTCCGAATATATGATGAATGAACCCGTGCCCAAGGTGTATCCGGTAAATGCGCTGCTTGGAGATTGTAATCCAACTGGCGTATACGAGACACCAACAGACGACCTAGGTGTTGATGCAATAGATAGAATGTCATTAATGGAGCTGGTGGATCTTTACGATATTCAATACATTGACTATTTGAAGATGGACATTGAAGGTAATGAATTTGATACCCTCACTGCAGAGAATTTGGATTTTTTCAAGAGAAAGGTAGGCCATTTTGCAGGTGAGATACACACACAGGCATTTGATGGGGCCCAAGATAAGTTCCTAGAATTTCGTGATACATTTTTAAAACCTTTGATGGATAATCCAGCAATAAAGATCAATGCTCAGATCCATGGCAACAATAAAACAAAATGGTTAAATAGTATACTATGGGATGATGATGCAATCAAGGCGTTGACTCCCGACCAAAGTTATTTCATGTTATACATCACAAACGAATGGTAATATAATGAGTAAAGATATCATCGCGGAAAATCTAGGCCTAAGGCCATTATCTGAGATCGAAGAATCTACAGAGCAAGAGACACTCCCCGCGGTGCAACAAGATCTGTTTCCTGCCGAGCTTGAAGAAAACGCCAAAGAAAATATTCAAGATATAGAACTTGCCAGACAGAATGTTCGAAATATTATTGATCTGGGTGATGACGCTGTGCGTGAAATGGTAGAGATTGCCAAGCAATCCGAATCGCCCAGGGCTTTCGAGGTGGTATCTACCTTGATGAAAACACTGCTAGACGCAAACAAAGAATACGTCGAAATCTCTGGTAAGAAGAAATACGCGAAGGAAGAGACAGGAGAAAAACCAGCCACACAGGTCACCAATAATAATCTTATCGTCTCGACAGCAGATCTATTGAAGATGCTCAAGGGCGACGATGATGGATAGAGGCTATCTAGGTAATTTAAATTTAAAGCGAATTGGAGAAGAAATCGAGTGGTCACCCGACATACTTCAAGAATACGTCAAATGTGCCAAAGATCCCTGCTATTTTTCAGAGAATTATATCAAAATTGTTCACGTTGATAAAGGCCTAATCAATCTTGACCTATATAGTTATCAGCGAGAGATTATCGAAAAAATCACCAACAATCGTAGGGTTGCTGTACTCACTGCCCGACAGGCTGGTAAGACTACCAC